CGCTTCGGTACCAGGATTATTCCTGAAAACCAGGTGATCTATCCACAAGGTATTTCCACACTGTTTGGCGATCTTACAATTTACAACTATGTTCAGCATATCAAGCCGAAAGGATTCCTGACGGTAGGTGAGCATATCGATTTGCGTTTTGGCCATCCAACTACGTACAACCTGACGCAATACCTGAAACCTTTCCATGATGAAACCAGTCTAGCCAATGGTCCACGTTTCCCAGATATAAGACAGCACCAAATATTCAACCGTAACCGTACTGTACAGACGCATGGTGCACTCAGTCAGCGTTTTGGTTATCAGGAAGTAAATAACAATGCTCGTTTAGTTGGACCTTTCGGTATTCCTTCACCGATTGAAGTAACGCCAACTAAAACGATGGTGGCTTACCGGATCCGTCATTTTAGAATGGAAGGCATTGAACCGCCTTATCTAAGCAGTCGCCATATTGCCAACCTGAATGCTGCACTGGTCCACCAGAAAGGCGAAGTCTTAACCGTGTTTGGCAATGCCCATATTGAGAACACCCGACGCAGTTTTAGATTTATCAGCCTGGGCGAACAGTCATTAATGGGCCGTCCGGCCATCAGCTATAAGATCAGATCCATCTTTATCTTGTCCGATTACTCTATTGCTCCACCGGTTATCCCGATGCCAGAAGTCAAACTCGGTACTCGGTATATTGAAGCACGTGGCATAGACAGTGTGCGCTATGGTAATCAGCATTTTGAGGAACGCTTTACTAAGATCGCACCGAAATGGATTGACAAGTCTGCTGTTGGTGAGCCGGTAATTCGTAACGTCACACCACAGCTTAGACAGCGTGGCCTGGAAATGACTGAATTTGGTTTGCCTTATATTGGCTTGTATACACGTTACCTTAAACCTGATGGTATTAATTCCCAGGCATTTGGCTCAAACAAGATCGGGGACCGTAAGCAGCGTATCGATATGCTGAATTATTCCATTGCAGCACCATTGATCAGCAAACTGCATGAAATCAGAAATCTGGATCCAGGAAACTACCTCCCTAGACGGATTGAGGTAAAAGGAATTGGCACGATTAATTTTGAAACCCATCCAGATAAACTACACAAGGTCAACCAGAACGTATTGCGTCCTGAAAGCGAAAACCCAATGACACTGTTTGGTAATGCCAAAATCACAGCCAACTCTATTCGAGTCGAGCCTGGCTATTGGGAGATCCTGATGGGCACACCAGTAGTAGAGAACAAGAACCGTCGTATTACAGTGAAATCAGATGATTGTGATTTTCTGGGGATTGGTAAACCGGCCATGTCGCCGCATACCATTTGGGCCGTGATGGATGCACCACAACAGGCAAAAGAGAATCACTTTAAACCGGCACGTTTGCACTATGTTGATGGACTGGATGAAAGTGGAAAAGGTAAAGAACCAGGCATTGAGATTGGCATTCCGAACATTGCGCATAAAAACCGTCGTGTGCAGGTGCAAGGACTGAATGCCAGTCTATTTCCTAAACATACCATTGATAATGTGCTGTACCGAATTGAGCCGAAAGGATGGAACAATTTGCGCATAGGTGTGATTGCGCCTATCGGGAATCAGACCATTAGCTTTAGAGCGCAAAAGGATATGACATTGTTTGGTAATGCCAAAATCGAGATCCGTGATCCATACGAAGGCAGTTTGCGCGTCACTGGTATGAATCTGATTGGTTTTGGCAGACCGACGATTGATTATTTTCACCGGTATGTGAAGCCAGTAGGATTACTCTCACAAGCCATGGGAACCAAGCTTCTCAATGACTGGCCTTATTTGTGGAAAGGATTAAGAGTAGGTGTATTTGTTCCAACCAATATTGGTGGCGGTGTGATGACCAGATTTGGCACTGCCTGGATCAGTGCACGTGTACGCGAGATCAAGCCGGATGGGCAGGACTTCGCAGTGGTCAATGAGTATGAACCGCAAAACTTCAATATGCGCATGTTCGTATGGAACCGTAAACAGATTGATCCGCAGCCTACACAACTAATCAAAACAATTGGCTTCAATGCTCAGTTAATGGGTACGCCTGATATTAAACCTGCTGTGCATTACATTCGCCCAGACGGTAATTCTGACAATTTCCGTAAAGGAGGACTATAACCATGCCAACCAAAAAGATCCCGACGTTAATGGGAATGAATAATGCTGCAGATGAACATGCCCTGGAAATAGGCGGAAAAAGCCCTAGACTGTATTTACGTGATGCTGTCAATGTGGATTTTAGCGAAAGTGGCCGAATGCAGATGCGGCCAGGCATGGCCAAGCAGGTTGAAACACCCTACCGGTATTTATGGCAATCACTATTACACCAGGATTGTTTTGCGCAGCTTGGCCAACATTGGGTCCTGGTCAATTTAAGTGACTGGTCACACCAGATTCTTTGTGACATAGGCGAAGGGGAGATTTTTCATACCCTGCTGAATAACCTGGTTTGTGTCAGTGGCGATAATGGCACTTTTATATATAACGGCACCAAGGCACACAAGCTGACCATTGATACACCTGCTGCAGTCCGTCTTGCGTCAGGTGGCACTGGTAGTATGACACCGGGAAGTTATGCCTGTGCGATTACCTGGATTCGTAATGGACTAGAATCTGCTGTTTCAGAACTGGCCAAAGTCGAACTGCAGACAAAAGGTGGCATTAACATTCACTTTCCCTTATGCCTGGATGAAAGCATTACCCATGTTCGCCTGTATTTGAGCGATGAGAACGGTGGAGAACTACGTCAGGCCGAGGATTATCCGATTGATCGGCTATCTGTTTCTTTATCCAAATTGCCAGAATTGGGCAGAGCTGCACAATTTCAGTATTTATCTCCTATGCCGTCCGGCAATTTCCTTAAGGTCTGGCGAGGTCGTTTACTAATGGTACGTCGTAACGTGCTGCACTTTTCCGAAGCCATGGCCTATCACCTGACAGATGAGCGTTATAACTTCATTCAGTTACCGCAGCGCATTACCTTCATTGAACCGGTGGATGGTGGTATCTGGATTGGGCAGGTTACACACGTGCTGTTTTTACGTGGATCCGATGTGCGCGAAATGGTTATTGAAAACAAGGCATCTGCTGCACCGATTCCAGGAAGCAGTACCCAGGTACCAAGTGAAGACATGGGGGAAGCATCACAAGGTGGTTTAGCCTGTGCCGTTTGGTTATCTGAAAACGGTTATGTCATTGGATTGCCTAGCGGTGCACTGGCAGAACCTCATGCCGGTGTGATCCAGAACCTCACTGCAAAGCGTGGACAGTCTGTAAGGTTCGATCAGAAGTTGATGGCTATTGTAAGTTGAATTTTATTTCAACTTATCACGGCAAACATCATGGAACAAAACAAACTACGCCAGACACTTATTTCCGATTTGGAAAAAAACAAATTTGAAATCAGTGATTCTGGCCTATTATTTCCGCAACACGGCATTCAGGCCAAAGGGGTTTATCATCACCGTGTCAATGGTGGTGAATGGGTGATAGATGAAAACCTGGTAACCAAAGAGGGCTTAATTCATCTTCTGAATATTGCTATCGGCAGTAAGGCTAAAGCAGCCGGTTATTATCTGTCCTTATTTAGTGGCGCAACGGCACCGGCAGCCAACTGGACCGCAGCCAACTATGTTGCGGTGGCCAATGAGATTGTCAGTCTGACCGAAGGCTATAGCAATGCGACACGTCCACAATTCACACCTACCGATGCAACCGACCAGGTGTATATCGATAACTTTGCCAATTATGCCAAGGTAGACATTGTGACAAGCTCACAACTGAACGTCACCGGATCGGCATTACTGACCAATAGCCAGCGTGGTGGATCAACAGGGGTGCTTGTTTCTGCAACCAAATATGCAGCTGCTCGTACTTTCCAGAATGGTGATACCTTCGAGATTGGCTACCGTATTGCTTTATCTGAGTAATTTATGCACAACGCACGTCCTTACGGCCTGGCAGTTTATGGAGGTGATCTTACTGATGAAGATCACCTCTTTATTGCCAAGTACGCCAACATCGTTACCAATTTTAAAGATGCTTCCCAACTGGAAACATTGAAGTACACACGCCTATTGCCGGGTGGTGGATTTGTCATTATCCAGGATGCCGGTGGAGTGTTTCGTGCCATTGCCGTCAAACCACCACATGAGCCAGAGCGACCAAATGAACTGACCGGTATTGCACCGGTGAAAATCCCGATGATGTTCTCAGGGGTGATAAATAAGGCTGTAGCGCATAATGGAGAAGGTATTGAGATTGCAATATCGAATACCTG